GTTGGTAAAAGGTGCTCAGGCGACAACAGTTGCTAATAATAAAACAGACCATATTGGTGGTAAAAACGCTATCACCAGTAAAGGCAAGACACAATTCACTGTTGGTGTTATACCAAATCAACAAGGGTTTGCTGTTACAACTCTAGGTAATATTGACTTGGCTGCAGGTTCGACATCCGCAATCAGCACATCAGCAGGGCAAACGAATATTGCTTCCCTGCTCAACACCAATATTGACACTGGTGCTTTGTTGACAATGGCTACCGTTGGTGCGATGGCTGTTACATCTGCAGCTGCAACATATACTCATGCTGCAACAACATTTACGACAGCAACTACAACATACAACGCTGGTGCATTGTTCGATCTGAATGCCGTCGCGATCACGTTGAATTAGGAGAGATAAATGAGCTGTGGCGCACCCCAAGCACTTACTGACCTTGTTGATGGCATCAATGGTGTTGTCGATACTGTAGAGTTGTCAGTTGCATCACTTCCGAAACGTATTGCTAGTATTCCTGGATATACAGAAATTACAATGGGCGTTCAGGTTGCACAAGACCTGAAACTTATGAAGGAATTGCTTGACGATCCCTTTGCACTAGCTGAAGCATTAGTCCCATCACTACCACAAGAGTTCCAAGACTTCATCGACAAAGGTAATCAGCTTGTCGGTGATACATTAGAATCAGCCGAACTTGTTTCAAGTCTTGCTGATAAGTATGGTGATATCGATTATGGAGACCCAGAAGAACTTTTGGATGCTCTGAATGGATTGGGAGATGATATTGACAAACTTTGTGAGATTATCCCAAACATCCAAGAAAGATATGGTGAACTGGTAGAACTTGGTAAACCACTCACTGGTACTGTCGAACGACCAACCAATCCGATTGCCAAAATTGCTTCTCCATTCATTAAGAGATTCAATGAGGTAAAAGAGGAGTTTACGGACGGGTTTGATACTCCTTCTGAAGAGGAAAAGCCAAAAAGCTGGGATGATATTCATAATGATATGTCATCTGACTTTTTAGCACAATAGGGGTTATAAATAACATATGGCTATCGACAACACACCGAAAAGAATTTATAAAGACATTGATATGTCATTCTCTCCGAATGCACTGACGAAAGACGTTGGTAAAAAATTCGACGTCAATGCAGTAAAACAGGCGATAAAGAATGTGTTGCTCACTCAGAAAGGTGAAAAGCCATTCAATCCAAATTATGGTTCTGGGGTTTACGATCTTTTATTTGAACCCATGGACTTTTTTGTCTCCAGTATCATGCAGAAAGAAATAGAGACAACATTAGAAAATTATGAGCGGAGGGTTAAAGTCATTGATGTTGTCTGCGAACCAAACTTTGACCTCAATCAGTATGAGATACGGGTAGAATTTTATGTTGTTGGGGTAAAAGAACCACAAGTGTATACAAATATACTCGAGAGATTAAGATAATGCCAGCAGCAGCACACTTAGGGGATCTTACAACAAACACACATGGTTGTAACACATCAGTAGCAATTGATGCTTCGACATACTTGGCAGCAAACACTGCACTTGCTGCAGGTGTCACCATTCAGGGAAGTCCTGCTGCAGTCGTTGGAAGTAAACTTTCAGACCATACGATATTAGCTGGATCTAGTTGTGTGCCACATCCAAGTCAGGCGGTTACTCAAGGAAGCTCAACTGTGAAGGTCGGTGGAAAAGCATTAGCATATCAAGGCGCGACAGTATCGTGTCCTGGAACTATAACTGGCGCGGCAGGAACAGTCTCTGTCGGAGTCTAATAAATAAAGAAAAAAGAGACCTAAAATGGCAGTAAGAAAACTAACAGAACTTGAATTTGATCAAATCAAAAACAACTTGAAGACTTTCTTGTCTGATCAGTCACAGTATTCTGATTATGACTTTGAGGCGTCTGGTCTTTCTGTTTTGATTGACCTTCTGGCATACAACACTCAATACAATGCATTCTTGGCACATATGGTCGCTAACGAAGCATTCCTTGATTCTGCGGTAAAAAGAAACTCAGTTGCCTCGATTGCAAAGACAATGGGTTATACTGCAAGATCAGCACGTGCTTCCTCTGCTGTTATAAACTTAAATATAACAAACATCCCATCGACATACACGAGCGGATCGTTTACTTTGAGTAAAGAGAAAGTATTTACTTCTTCTTCGGGTGGCAGAACATTTAAGTTTTATCCTGATAAGGATTACACAGCATCAAAGACAACTGTTTCTGGTGTGGATGGGTTTTATTTCACAAATGTTAGAATGGTCGAGGGGATTCGTGTAGACAATTCGGAAATTATTGATTCCACCAGTTTATCTGGACCAGTGCTAATGGCTAATCCAGCTGTTGACACGACCACAGTCACTTGTTCTGTTCAAGAAAGTGTCTCAGATACTACATCGACGACATTTACCTTCTCAGATAATATTCTTGATGTTAAGTCTACCTCTAATGTGTTCTTTGTTGAGGAATCTCTTAATGGTCAATATGAAGTTAGATTTGGCGACGGTGTTGTCGGTAAGAAGTTGTCTTCTGGTAATATTGTTAGATTGAATTATATAGCAGCATCTGGACCAGCAGCAAATGGCATCAAGTCATTCACTCCCCCGAGTGTGTTTATTGGTTCAGGAGAAAGCGTTTCCTTGACATTGGTGTCACAGTCCTCTGCTGGTTCTGCTCAAGAAAGCGTTGATAGTATTCGGTTCAATGCCCCGAGGTTCAATGCTACTAAAAATAGAGCGGTGACGACCAATGATTATAAAGCATTAATTCTTTCAGCAAACCCAAATGTTAAGTCTGTTGCGGTTTGGGGCGGTGAAGATAATACTCCCCCTATTTATGGGAAAGTGTTTGTCTCTCTACAGGCAAGACCAGGATTGGTTATCACACAAGACGATAAAGATACTTTGCTCCGAGAGACTATTGTACCAAGACAGCCTGTGTCAATAACAGCAGAATTTGTGGATCCTGAATTCACATATATTGGCTTGAATGTGGGTGTTCTCTATGATTCTAAGAACACCACATTTACCGAGGGCGCACTACAATCTGCAGTGAACACCGAGTTGACAAATTATTTCGATACACAACTCAATTCTTTGGATAAGAACTTCTATTACTCAGTTCTTTCTTCAAGAATAGTAAGTTTGTCTAAATCATTTATTGCTGTCAATTTAGAAATTTCGTTGCAGAAAAGAGTTGTTCCTTCGATCAATTCTATTGTTAGGTATGAACTGCCGTTCAATAATAAGATTCAACCATATTCTGTGTCGAGTGTTTATTTTAATGCGCAAATCAATAAAGCGACATATTCTGTTTATATCGCAGATGTCCCAGACGAAGGTGTTGTTGCTCCTGCGTATAGCGGAAAGGGTGTTATACAACTCAAAACTTCTGATAAAAATGTTATCGTTGACGCAAATGCAGGGACTGTCGACTATGACACAGGATTGATTGTGTTAAATTCATTACAAGTATCCTCGATTCAAGGCGCAACAACAACATTAAATGTTTCTTGTCAACCACACGAAAGTTCCAAAGACATTAAAACAGATATCCTGCAAAGGACTTCTGATATAAGCGAAACAGGAGCGGCAGTTATCGCCAAACCATCTAAAAATTATATCTTGGCGCAAAACACTTCTACTGCTGACATTCCAAATAATGTTAGAGCTGGAACAAAAGTAAGTCTAACTGCTAGAGTATCGGATAGTTAAATATGGCTAGATCAGCCCCAAAGTTTAAGAGATTTATTGAATCGATAACTATTACCAACGCAGGTAGTAACTATTCATCGATTCCATCAGATACTGAGATTTTTATCTCTGCGCCTGCAGGATCTCCCGAGTCTGATCAAATACAAGCAGTCGCCACTGTAGATATTCAAAATGGTAGTATCTCATCTATCACTATGACTGAGGTCGGTGATGGATACGGGAATGGTGCATATAATACTCATCAAGTTTATATACGTTCTGGTCTTGGCATTGGCACTTCTTCTCTAACAAACACTACAGCTGCTGATACCAGAAGACAAGCTGGAACGTATTCTTCAATTGCAGTCACTTCCATGAAGGCAGGAACTGGTGCAATAGCAACTGTTGTTGTTGACTCTAATGGTGCTGTAACCTCTGTTGATGTGACAACTTCTGGTTCTTCCTATATGGAAGGCGAAACTGTCACAATTACTGATAACTCTATCGGTGGCGTGGATAATGCCCCAGATATGACATTCACGGTTGCCCAAAATGTTGGTGGCGGTAATGGTGCTATCCTGACGCCAGTTCTTCAGACGATTGCTCGCGCTCCTGGATATTATCACGACAGCATGCGCTACATCACCGACAGCCAGATTCCCGATTTTATCAGCGATGAATATCCAAATTTCGCCAGATTCATTAAAGATTACTATGCGTTTGAAGATCTCGGTCATGAAGATTATACTCGATTGAACCTCGCAAACGGTGAGTCACAATATAGTCCGAATCACCTCTTACAAGAGATGATCGACAAGATAAATCTTGATCACAACGATCCCGATTTCTTAGAACCAATGCTACGACAATACGCGATCGATTTTCCGCAGACTGCCTTGGTAGACAAAAGACTATTAATTAAAAACATCTCACAATTTTTTGAAGCAAAGGGTTCAAGGAGAGGTGTTGAAGAATTCTTTAAGTTGATGTATAACGAGGATGTTGAAGTATTTCTTCCATCTGAGTTTATCCTTCGACCTTCCGATGGTATCTATAACAAAGAGTTGACCATCAAGGCATACGCTAATACAGAAACATCCCCAGTTCCAGATCCTCTCAGCCTTAGAGGTAAGCGTGTTGATATTCATTATTATGAATCCACAGCATCCATTACCGCAAGAAAGGTGATCAACAGCTCTGTTACACGTGTTAAACAGATTGCATATAGCGCGCCAGCTGCATTTGAAATGACTCTAGATCTTGCTGGAGATACAATAATTCCAGGACAGGGTGTTGAAGGTGAATTGACTGCTGTTATTGGCGGTAAGATCGCGACTGTTGGAACGATCGGTGCAGCCGATGTGAGCAGAACAGCAGGAACTTATGCGGTCACAACATTTACCACGAGCGGAAATGGTACTGGTGCAGCATTCAGTATTGTTGTAAATGGATCTGGTGCAGCTGCAGTGTCAGTCACAACAGTTGGTAATAACTATGCACCAGACGAAACCATTACAGTCCAAGATGCACAACTTGGGGGTGGTGGCGGTGCTGCTCTGACCTTCAAGGTCGCAACTATTACAGAGGGTAAGATCTTCTCAGTAACGATTTCTGATGGCGGTGCTGGTTATTCAGCCAACCCTTCTGTTATTGTGCAACCTAATGGTGCTGACACAATCTCTACAACCGCAGTTATTGATACTAGATTGACGAGCGGCTCGATTTCTAATACAGTGTTTGTCAATAATGTGCAAGGTGTTGGTTACAACAATGTCCCTACCCTAATTCTGAATACTGATCTTGTTCGTTCTTGGATCGGTCTTGAAGGTGTTACAGACGTTATTGACAATAAAACTGCATTCCTGACAAGAGTTCTAAATTCTGTTGCGCTAAAAACTAATTCAGCTGCAGCCAATGGCGGGTTTGTTGTTGGTGAAACATTTAAGGTTTCTGAGACTGGTGACATCCTCGGTGTGTATGCCATTGACTATTTTGCTGGTGACTATACCATCACTGGTATTGATAATAATGCGCTGGTTAGAGTTAAGACTTTGGATACGAGTAATTACCCGACTGTTGTCGAAGTAATCTCAACAGGTACTGGTTTCCAAAGAGCATCTTTCGATTTTATTCTTCGTTCATCAACGAATGAAACATCAACAATTACTTGTGCAACTGGTTTCTCACACACATATCCAGGAAACTTCAAGAACTCTCGTGGATTCCTTTCTGACGCGAACAAGATTCAAGATAATGCAGTTTATCAGAACTTCTCGTATCAGATTAAAACTTCTCGACCCAAGACAGAATGGGGTGAGTTGCTAGACCGAATTGCACACCCTGCTGGTATGATTGCATGGACTGACCTGCAAATCAACCAAACGGTCGATATGGGCACAGGCTTCGATGCTCTACCAGATGTGATTGTATTCCGTCTGTTTGCTGAGGTTGAGACACCACTCGTTCAGGATGCCCCAGCCTTATTCTTCCACAAACCAGCAATCACTGATAGTGTTGACTGGTCTGATCAGAGAACTGGCGCGGCAGATGATACGATCTTGTTGTTCCCGAATCTTGGTAAGGTTGAATCCCCATCAGCTACTGATGCTGTTGACAAGTTTGATGTCACTCTGGCGAAAACTGAGTCTGTTGATTGGTCTGAGGCTGTTGCTAAAGAAAGTCACTTATCAGCTGTTGCCGATTCAATTGATTGGTCAGAGCTAGTTATTACGTTGAAGGTTATTCTTCGCGAACCAACTGATGAAGTTGACTGGACAGAAACTGTTGTCACAGTTGTAGAACTAAATAAGACAGAATCTGTTGATATGTCACAAATTGTTTCTCTGTCTCCTGGACTCGGTAAAACTGACTCTGTTGATTGGACTCAGTCTATTGCACGTGAATCTGGTTCAGTAAGAACGGAAGACCCAACTGTTGATGAGTCAAATGTCTTACTATTCACTGGTGCATATACTGATGCTGCAGGCTGGGGTGAGGCTGGACAAATTATCGCACAGAATTATGCAGGGGATTACTTTGCTGAAGATTATGTCGGTGAAGTTAGAACTATTTCCTAACTTAGATAAACAATCGTTATAAATACAAAACAAATAATACAGACATCAACTAGGAGAAAACAATGATTCTTGATGTAGAAAAAATGAATGCGCTGGGGCGTGTTCAGATCCAGCTTTTCGACGGACAGGGAAACCTGAAAGAAGAGCAAATGATAAACAACTTGGTTGTCACAACAGGTCTAAACCATATTGCTGATCGCCTTGGTAATAGCTCGCCACCAACTCGTATGTCGCATATGGAAGTCGGTACTGGTACAACTTCTCCAGCTGCAGGTAACACTGCTCTGGAAACTGCCATTGCTTCTTCTCGTGTTGCATTGACTACACAGACTGTTTCAACTAATACTGTTGAATATGTTGGCGACTTCCCTGCTGGTACTGGTACTGGTGCTGTCACAGAAGCTGGTGTTCTTAATGCCTCTTCTGGTGGCGTTATGCTTTGCCGCACAACCTTTTCGGTTGTGAACAAAGGCGCGGCTGATACACTTAAAATCACTTGGACATTGACCGTTTCTGACACCTAAACCTAACATATAGGAGTTAGAAATGGCACTGTTATTAAGGAAAGCTGCAAGAATAGAAAACGCTCGTTCTTTTTATAGAGATATCTTTAATGAGAACGACTTCTTCTATATGTTTGCTTCGAGAGCACGGGCGTGGGTAGATGAAAGCACACCCGAAACTCCTCGTGATTCTCAATATTATCAGGCTCAATACCGTCGAGATATGTTGTTCGTTAAACGCATTCAGGCTTCAGACGCAGTTCTACTTGCTCCGAGGTATAATTGGACTACTGGAACAGTTTACGACCAATACGATGATGAGTATGCAACAGGTCACCCTGCTTATAGTGGGGCGACTAATCTGTCAGAAGCACAATTCTATGTGTTGACAGATGAGTTTAATGTATACAAGTGTATCGAGAATAATAATGACGGGCAAAGTACTGTTAAACCGACATCTACGTCTACAGATATGTTCAAACTTGATGACGGTTATACTTGGAAGTTTATGTTCCAAGTTGGTGCAGCTGACAGAACAAAGTTTTTGAACACGAACTTTATTCCTGTTCGTAAAGTTTCTGGTGCGGGCAATCCTGCATTTGATGTGAACGGAGAATTAGATAGCATTGCTGTTACTGCTGGTGGATCTGGTTATACCTCTGCCCCAACAGTTGTTATTGAGGGAGACGGTACTGGCGCGGTAGCAACAGCGACTCTTACTGGTAATGCTGTTACCTCGATCACTATTACCAGCGAGGGCAGAGGATACTCCTTTGCATTCGTAAAGCTGACTGGTGGTGGCGGCACAGGTGCTACAGCTACTGCGACGCTCGGATCTACTGAAACGCCATCACTACAATCATCTGTAGAGGCTGCAGCAGTCAAGGGAACTCTTGACCGTATTGTTGTCACCAATGGTGGAGTTGACTATGTTGAGGGCGATGTTACCATTACAGTAAAAGGCGATGGTGGTTCTGCGACTGCATCTGCTACTGTGAACGCAGCTGGAACGATTACTAGCGTCTCAGTCACAAATCCTGGGGCTGATTATACTTTCGTTGAACTTGTGATCGGGCAGACTGTTGGCTCTGGAACAGGCGCGTCATTGAGACCAATTGTTTCGCCAAACTCTGGCCACGGTGGTAATCCACCCAGAGAATTGTTCGCTAAAAATGTTGGTGTTACAACTTCATTTACAAGTGATGATAACGATATTATAGTTGACAACGAATTCCGTCAGGTTGGTATCATTAAGAATATGCATAACTTTGCAGAAACAGCTTCATTCACTGATTCTATTGGTACACCCTGCCACGTTGTCACAATTAGTTCTAGTAATGTGAGTAAATTTAACCTTGATGACACACTCACTACTGATGACGGTGGGCAATTTGATGTAATTCAAAGTATTGATACGACTGGTAATGGAACCAAGGATACTGTCTACCTCCTAGAGAAGTTTCCTGGAATCTCAGCCTCGTCAACATTTACAAACGTCACCACAGGCGACACAGGAATGACTATAAATAGTTTAGTGAACCCAGAAATCAGCAATCACTCTGGCGAAATCCTGTATATTGACAATCGTAGACCTATCACTCGCGATGAAAATCAGGTAGAAACGCTTAAAGTGATATTTAACTTTTAAGGTAAAGAAATGGCTCTCAATCTAAATACAAGCCCATATTTTGACAATTTTGATAAGGCGAAGAAATTTTCCCGAATCTTGTTTAAACCAGGAGTCGCTGTTCAGGCTCGTGAGTTGACGCAACTACAAACTATTTTACAAGATACAATCGGTAATTTTGCTGAACACATGTTTAATGATGGTGCGCGTGTTAAGGGTTGTAGTGGCGAACCTCTTTTGAGGGATTTCATTAAAATTAATGACCTTGACGCATCTTCTGCCAGTGTTTCTAACGACACATTAATCAACTATGTTGGTGACACTATAACTGGTGGAACGAGTGGTCTGAAAGGAAAGATTTCTAAAACTGCAACTGGTCTCGATACCGATGCTGTAGACAAGAAAACACTATATATTGATTACTTCCAAGGAAGTAGCACTGGTTCGTACTTGCACTTTGAGGCTGGTGAAACTCTCACCGTAACTTCAACTGATGGTGGACGCAATGGCGACACATTTGTGGTTGATAACGGTACAGACGCCAGTGATGTAACTAGAAATTATTTCGGTAAAGGTCTTGACTTTGTAATCGAAGATGGTATCCTGTTTATTGATGGCTACTTTGTGTACCACGATAAACAAGAGATTATCCTTGAAAAATATAAAACGAAGGCTGACACGTTTGTTGGCGTTAAGTTTACAGATTCAAAAGTAACATCAGACGATGATACAACACTCAATGACCCAGCAACAGGCACGTTCAATTTCAACGCTCCTGGAGCCGACCGATACAAAACATCTACGACTATCGCTAAACTTGGTCTGACTGCCGCCAACGATGTTGATTTCATCTCTCTATATACAGTTGAAGATGGTCTTTTGGCGAGGGGCAGTGATATAGAAAACCTAGACTTCTATAACGAGTTGGGAGCAACACTTGCTGCAAGAACAGCAGAAGAAAGTGGCAACTATGTTGTTCGTAACTTTGAACTTTCTGTCAGAGAGCATTTAGACACGGGATCTAACAGAGGTCTTCTAACTTCTGGTAATGGTGGTTCAGCAGACCACATTGCTATCGGTGTTGGTCGAGGAATTGCATACGTCAATGGATATCGTCGTCAATTCTTATCTCCTACATATAAGAAAGTTGAAAAGGCGAATGATTCTGTTGTCGAAGAAGGATTCACAGTCTCTACAACATATGGTAACTATATCATTGTTGACGAAGTTGCTGGCAACTGGAATATCAAAGAAGGCGATCTGGTAAAGTTTGGAGATACAGCCTCTAATGCTGCGAGTGATAACACTTACTCTGTTCACGCTGCACCCTCTACTATTATTGGACAGGCTCGTGTTCGGCAAATCCGTTATGATAGCGGAACAGTAAATGATGCAGCATGTAAATATCGCTTGTATCTCTATGATATTAGAATGACCGCTGGTGCATTTTCTAGCATCAAGACGATTTATTACGATGATGCAGCAATCAATGGATTCGCTGACCCAGTATTAGAAAGCTCTAAGGCAGTACTAAAAGAAACAAGTTCTAATCAACTCGTGTTCCCTGCTCCATTTTCTGCAGCCAAGACTCTTGCAACGGATACTGGTAATACGTTTGATAACAACTACACGTACCAGAAAGATTTCTCCACAGAATTCACAACTTCTGGTACGACCACCATGACTGTTACTGGAACTGAGACGTTCCCGTATTCAACGACACCAACACAAACTCAACTTGACACTGAATTTTACATGGTGTTCCAAGCTGACTGCACATTAGATAGTGTAACTTATAAGGCGGGTGAACCATTCCGCTTGACGTCAGCTATGATCACCTCTATAAGCAATACAGCGATCAATATCGATATCGGTACTTCTTTGAGTGGTGCTACGGATGCTACAATAAAAGTCAAAGTAAAACAAACTGACGTGACACCAACTCCGATCAATGCCCTGACTTCACGTTATGTTAAGATTAACACTGCAACAAACGAAGAAACAGGTGTTGGTCCATGGAACCTTGGTATCACCAATGGATATAAACTCGAAGCTGTTTATGTTGATGGTTCTGCATATTCTGAGTCTGGTACTAATTACAAAGATCAGTTTGTTTTGGAAAATGGTCAATCAGATAATTACTATGGCCATTCAACGCTGGTTAAAAAACCATCAGCTACAATAAGCACTGTATCAAAGTTTATTGTTGTTAAGTTCTCACACTTAGAGCCAAACTATGGTGGTTCTGTTGGTACATATTTTGCGATTGACTCATACCCAGTTGACGATACTGGTGGTTCTGGTATCTTCACGTATGAGATTCCTATATACCGCTCGAAGAAGCTGGGCACATTTAATCTAAGAGACTGCATTGATTTCCGTCCTTATGTTAACAATACAGCAACTAGCTCAACCAGCATGGGTGGCGCGACTGAAAATCCACTAGCAACATTTGATTTGAAATCTATTGCTGGTGGTTATGAGATGCCCATTCCAACAGAATCATATACAACAGATGCTGAATATTATCTCGCACGAATTGATAAAATCGCGATTTCTGAAAAGGGTAATGTTGATATCATCAAGGGTGCTTCTAGAATTGATCCGAGACCACCAGTATCTCCAATTACTGTTATGGAAATTGGTACAATTAGAATTCCACCATATCCTTCTATCTCTCCACATATCGGCAAGACGACTGGTCGTAAGGATTTGGCTTGTAGTATTTCTGTCAGGCAAAACAGAAGATACACGATGGCAGATATCGGTTCGATTGAAAAGCGTATCAACCGTCTTGAATACTACACATCTTTGAATCTCCTTGAGAAAGACACTGAGAGTTTAAAGATTACAGATGCAGCAGGTAATGATAGATTTAAGAATGGTATCTTTATTGATAAATTCGGCGATCACTCTCTTGGTAATTTGAGAGATACAGATTATAATGTTGCCATGGACACTAGACGTAAATTCATGACATGTAATTTCTTAGAAGAAAATGTGGATGTTGTGTATGATAGCACAAACTCTACTGGAATTACAAAAACTGGTAATCTCCTTACTCTTCCATATACATTGGTAGATAATCAGAGAAATATCAATGCTTCTAAATTCCGTAACTGTATCGGTTCTCTTTTGTTTAACTACAAAGGTGATATCGAACTCTATCCTGCTTCTGATAACTTTGTCAATATGGCAGATGGCGGTGATTTAGTTGTTGAGAATAATAGTCTTGCAGGTGCTTTGGAGAACGTCACAGGCGCGTTGAATAATGCTGGTATTGTAAACGGCATTGAAACCACGATGACGGGTAACGAACCAGTAGGGAATCTTATTGAATTCTCAGGTAGTGATTCAGACAGCGACCGTGGCGGCAGCGGAAATAGAAATACTGTCACGTCAACCGCTTCTTTCGAAGCATCTATGAGAGAAGTGGTTGAGTCTTCAGATTTGAGCCAATCAGTTGATACTATGACAATCTCTGCTACTGGATCCACAACAGTCACTGAAGATTATGGAGATCGAATTATCGACATCGGGTTCTCTCCATTCATGAGATCTCAGAACGTGACATTCCACGCCACACGATTAAAACCAAATACAAGGTTTTATATTTACTTTGATGGGGATGCTGTTTCCACACATTGTCGTCCTCTGACCTATGCAACATTTGTCAGTCAACTTGCTGCTGGTGCGACCAACTTCTGGTCAGATTTTAACAATACCGCGAATGCATATGGTGCTTCGATTGTTTCTGACTCCGAGGGTCGGATTGCTGGTCAGTTTAGAATCCCTGCGTCAACATTCCGAATCGGAGAGAAAGTTCTTCGTATGACAGACGATGTTCTGAACCGCGACGGATTCACAACCAGTTCTGCTGAAGCAACATATTCTTCGTTTGGTCTAGATGCTGTTAAGCAAGGCACGATTGTCTCTACTCAGGTTCCGACATTCAATACTGGCACAAACCTCGGGGATCCAGTGACGGTCGGCAGTATTGTCACTAATGTTCGTACTGAGGATATAACCTCCAGTCTTTCTGTAGATGTTAACTTGACTGCAGACGATCCAACTGCACAAACATTTACGGTTGCAAATGCAGAAGGCATGTTCTGTCCAAAGATTGATTTGTTCTTTAGAAAAAAATCAACTACCGATGGAATCACAATTCAGATAAGGGAAGTGGTGAATGGATATCCTGGATCTAGAATTGTTCCTTATGGTTCCAAATATCTTTCTCCTTCTGATGTGAGTATCTCTACTGAGGCAGCAGACGGAACGGTAAGTTTCGCAACTACTGGTGTCACCTTCGACTCCCCCGTATTCCTAGAGGGAGGTCGAGAGTATTGTATCGTAACAATGCCACAAGGTAACAGCCCTGAGTATGAAATCTGGGTATCTGAGTTGGGTGAGAATAAAGTTGGAACCACGCAAAGAATCGTGGCTGAAGATGTTTCAGGCGGTGTTCTGTTTGTATCGTCAAACAATAAGACTTGGAATTCTATCCAAGCTGAAGATATGATGCATAGAATCTACCGTTGTGACTTCACTACCGCCACCGATGGTGTTGCTAAGTTTACCAACAGCACAATTGACTATCTGCAACTAACAGATTTTACTGCTGGTCAATTCCAAGCAGGTGATAACCTCCACGCATTCGACATAACTATTGATAATGGTGGTTCTGGTCACGCAGTCGGTAATGTAATAACCTTCGCTGGATTTGGCAACGGAACAGGTCTCAAACTTAAAGTATCATCGGTAAGTACTGGTGCTGTTACTGGGTTCACAATTGAAGCCATGGGTTCTGGATTTACTGCTGATGGCGTAAATGTTGCTCAATCTGCAACAACTGGTTCTGGTACTGGCTTCATAATTGATGTCACAACTAAAACAGGTATTGTTGAGAACTATTCTATATTAAGAGATGTTGCGAGAGTTCTACTCACAAAATCTGACTTTGATGCTGCAGATATTGTTTCTAATGGAACGACCCAAGCGACTCTTTCCTCGATCGAAAACAAGATCTTCAACAAACTTCAGTTAAACTTCGGTGAGTTGATCCTTCCAAAAACAGGCTTGGCACACAAATATGCAGGAACTGCATCTACTGGTGTCTCGACGAAAGGAACTGTAGAAAGAAACATAACTAAATTAGAGCAACAAAAGACCACTAAAGAGTTTGCAGTATACTCTAAGTCTAATGAAGATGCTAATCTGAGCGGGGCTAAATCTTTCAACAGCACCTCTACGTTCACAACTGATAGTAAGTTCGTGAGTCCAGTCATTGATTTATCAAGATGTAGTTTCATCACCACACAGAATAAGATCAATAATTCTGATACAAATGAAACTAATCCCAATAATGGTTCTGCGACTTCAAAATATATCTCTAAGTCTGTCAGACTATCTGATGGTCAAGATGCTGAAGATTTAAAAATCTTCTTAGACCAACTGACCCCATTCGGATCTTCCGTGAAGGTTTATGGTAAGTTCTTGGCTGCTGAAGACGATGCTGACTTGAGAGAAGAGTTGGATTGGTTTGAAATGGCTGATGATGGTGTTCCTGATTCAGCAGGATTGAGCCAAACAAAATTCATTGAAAAGAGATACACCATTGCTACTGCAAACCTAAACGGTAGTGACGCTCTAGAGTATTCTGTCAAGAGAGTGAATGCAACTACTATTACTGCTGGTGGTTCTGGATATACAACTCCTCCGACGGTAACATTCTCTGGTGGAACCGCAACTCGCCAAGCCAAGGGTATTGCAGTTCTAAGTAGTGGCGCGGTTGCTTCTATTGTGATCACAGATCCAGGAAGGTACTCAACTTCTTCTGCTGCACCGACAATCACTATAACTGGTGGTGGAGGTTCTAGTGGTACTGCAACAGCAACACTTGGAACGACAACCTACACAAACTTCAAAGAGTTTGCTGTTAAGGTTGTTCTACTGACTGACAATACGTCAAATGTTCCACAGTTGAAAAATCTGAGAGCAATTGCTCTTCAAGTATAAGGTAAAATTCAATGGATTTTCATACTGATAAATATACCAGAGACGCAGCCACGAATTCTCTATTGAGCAATGATAAAGATGGGTTGGCTGCATATAAAGCAAGAAAAAACCAGTCTAGGAAGCTAGACGAAGTTTGCAACGATATAAATAGTCTGAAAGAAGACTTGGCATTGATTAAAGATGCCATTCAGGTAATTCTAAAAAATAGGTAAGAAAAAATGTCAACACTTACAACCCGTTCAGGTAAAGGCTCACCCCTCACGAATACTGAGGTGGATTCAAACTTTACAAATTTAAACACCGACAAATATCAGAGCGGTGATGACGTTGTTGTTGATGATATCACAGTATCTGGTCGATTCATTGTTGGTGTTGATGCTTCGGTTACTGCCGCTGGCACAGTACAAGGCGATGCAACAGCGTTGACCAAAACGTATAATATCATCAACACAGCAAGTGCCAACCAAGGCGTGAAACTTCTTGATGCTTCTGCAGGAACACGTGTAACAATCTTTAATTCTACAACAGCAACTATCAAGATTTATCCATACAGCGGTGAGTCTATTAATGACCTTTCTGCCAACGCTGCACTATCTCTTGGTCCAGAAAAGGGTCGTGACTTTGTTGCTGTATCCGCAACTCAATGGCAGTCTACGGACGAAGGCGACGCGACTGTTGCTACAACTATTAATGCTTCTGGTCTTGCCTCTCTTGATGGCGGTATTGACGTTGATGGGGCATTTACGGTAGCAAATACATCAGGTAATATTGACACCTCGGGAACATTGACTGTTGATGGTCTTTCTTCCCTTGATGGTGGCATTGATGTAAATGGCGCAAACTTCACTGTGAGTACTGCAGGTGCTATTGTTGGTACTGCACTGAGTATTTCGGGAACTACAACTCTCTCAGGAGATCTGAAATATGGTATCACTGCTTCAATCACTGCAGCTGGTTCTTCTCAGGGTGATGCTACTGCGCTGACAGAAACAATCAATGTCGTGACTACTGCTTCTGCAGCGCAGGGTGTTAAGTTAAAATCTGCTGCGACTGGTCTTAGATGTGAAATCTACAACACCACAACCAACGATATCAAGGTTTATCCAAATACTTCGGATAAGGTTGATTCTGGTTCTTCTAATGCTGCAAAAGATCTCCCAGCAAAAACCTCTATGGTTCTGGTATGTAAGGATGCAGAAAACTGGGAAGTGCTAAGACCAATTGCGCTGTATAATTCTTCTGGTACTCTGTTAAATTAAGGATATTATAAAATGGCTGGTCCAGTAAAAGTAAAAGTTTCGGGAAGCGTAGAACAGGGTCTTCAGGTTTTAGATTCAGCTGAGATTATCAACTACTCAGGTCAATTAATGACTGAGAAGTTTGCAGCCACTAATACTGGAACAGCTTCTGTGAATGTTACAACAGGGAGCGTACCTGCAAATAATACATCAATTGGAACATTTACCGACAAAAAGCGCAATGATACAGTTGGAACACACCCAACAGGTGGTGCTCAGACAACTGTAAATACATATAACTTCTATGAAGGCACAGCTACAAACAGCTCTTCGTTCACAACGCCAGTAAGAGTAAATGCTGACGGTGATGTTTTAGAAATGACGGCTGCTGAAATAAATACAGAACTTTGTGATGTAGTGATCGGAGCATATGTTCAACAGAATGCCCATACTGCTGGTCAATATTATCTTTCTGCTTCTGCTCCTTCAGGTGGAACTTGGGCAAGCAGAGGAACAATCTCTGACACCCAAGTAGATGGAACAACCGTCACTAAAACACTTTGGCAAAAAACTGCTGCAACAACCAATACATCTAGAGTTTCAGGGACTGGTGTTGTCAAGAAACTTGATGATAATTCTCTACAAGAGATGACAGATGTTGAGATTGAAAGTTTATTTGCCAACTTAGTGAACCGAATTAAAGACAACAATATCGGAAAATTTGTTGTGGCGACTTCTGCTCCAGGATCTGGGACATGGCAGCAGATGGGCGAGACCTTGACTGATCAGGTAAAAAATACAGCAACCTATGCTTATGCTGGTGCGTATACAGGTTCATACACTGGTTCATATGCAGGCTCTTATTCAGGAACTTATATTGGAGCGTATGCTGGAACGTATCGTCCCTCATATAGTGGCTATTTAGGTCCATCATACACTGGTGCTTATGTTGGTTCGTATACAGGTTCATACACTGGTTCATATGCAGGCTCTTATTCAGGAACTTATAATGGGTACTATAATGGTCTTACCATCATCAGTTCTTCAAGCAGCCAAGAGTCTAAAAAGTTGTTCATGAGAACTGCCTAAATAGAATACAATTTACATTATGGAGTAATTATGGAAGTTATCGCATCCTCATTAGACAAAGAACGCCCACCAGTTTGGAAAGACCCTATCTGGAAAGATAAGGAAAACCGTGCAATCGTTGCAAGGCGTTTGACTGGAACAGGCGAATATGCAGTTGTACATATTGATGCATCTGACGGTGTAAACAAAGACTTCGATGAAATTCTAGAAATCTTTGGTGAAGAGGCATTAGATGAAGCTACTGCCAAACACAAAGAAGAATCAATTCGTAACGAGAAGATTCATCGAGAACGTCAAGAAGCTGATCAGGCGCGGCACAAACAAGAAGTTCTTTTTAATATGAAGTTAGAAGCATTTGAGGTCGAAGAAATCAAAAACTCGTCAAACAGAGATCTGAAAAAGCGTCTGAGAAAAGCAAAGTCGCCCATCGAGATCCAAGCATTTGCTACCCTGATTATACAGGAAGCATTGGCAAATGAAGAGTAATGGTTTTGTCTATGTCGCCACAGTAAGAAAAGCATTTTATGAAGCGGCATTGCACTCTGCTCAATCTCTCTTAGATTTTCACCCCGAAGCAAAAATAACTTTATTCACCCATGAACCGTGGGTGTGTGACGAGGCGAGGGAAATTTTTGATGAGATTATCACCGATGAAGTTCCCAATCACATAAGAGCGAAACTCTGGGCATTGTCTAAGTCTCCATATGACACGACTCTGTATATAGATTGCGACACCTTAATCCAAAGCGAAGAAATATCAGAAGTTTTTGATTTACTCGGTGATAATGACATTCTGTTTACACGCAACCGATCCTACAACGCCAAGATAACAAAGCTGTCTGAGACAGAGGAAATGATTTGGCATTGTGGATTATTTCTCTACAATACAGAAACAACTAAAGATTTGATGGATTGTTGGTATAAATGGTATCTTGCACAACAAGACCCTAGTTGGGATCCTTCTCCATACCCAGAAGAAGTAAGACCTTGGGACACATTTACTATGTGGAATCTGTTGGCTAATGGTGATTTTGATATTAAAGTAGGAGAGTTTCCTTCTCCTGATGCAAAGTGGAACTTTGTAACAGGTTACAGAAAAGAAGAACTCATGGGCGAGGAAGCAGTCTTAATGCATTACACCATCTCAAAAGATAGGATGATCAGTAGTGAAGTTTATAGACCTTAATAGTGAAATACTAGAGATACTCGAGGAACACAGAAAGTGGTTCTTTGATCAGGATCTCTCGGAACTTTATGTCGACGACCACGGCAATTCTAATACAGAACATTCTCAGTCATATGAGTATCTGAAAGAAATGCTAAACAAACCCATGGGCAAAGAAAAGGATGAACACGCTGGTCCACCAGAGGTTATTAGGAACGTGCACTTTGGTGTTGGTGCTAGGTCTCCAGAAAAATTCAAAAAAGAATCTCAAAGGCTTAATGATACGCTTGTAAAGTTTCTCGGTGCTCGCCACAGTGCTGTCCACGTCTATTATCCAGAAGATGGGTTTATGGGTTGGCATAATAACTGGGATGTTCCTGGATATAATATTCTCTTAAATTATAACCTTGGAGATGGATACTTTCAGTTTTGGGATGGTGAAATAATCCACACACTTCCTGATTGGGAAGGGTGGTCTGCCAAGGTTGGGTATTATGGCGGTAAAGAGGATCCAGTTTGGCATTGCGCTGGAGGTGGTCCAAGAATAACTTTAGGGTTTGTAATCCCTGACAAGGGAATGTGGGAGATGATGGTAGAGGATATCTCTACTTAGAACCGATTACCATGAATCTATCATATTTCTTCTGTCCATCCCAAGAGTAATATGTTTGTTCTCGATGACCCGAATAATATATCTCATCTAAATCAATCTGTTCTTTCAAGTCTTCAATAGAGTCTACGCAGTTGATACCATACATCTCTTCAATAACATTACTATTTTGACAAGCAAACAATGCCATTGGGTTCTTCGTTTGAAGTTCTTTGAGTGGATACATCTGTTCTGTATTAATGGCGATAACAACGTCCGCGTCAATCTTATTGAGTTCGTCAAACGCAAACGGGATGTCTAGATTGTGGTGGCGAATCTTCACAAACTTCTCTTGAGAGTAATGTTTATGCATTATCTTAGATAAGTCTAATGCCTCTTTGTCTAGGTCGACTAGGTGCAACTCTCCGATATCGAGGTTCTCGCAGAGGAGGGGGACGAGAGGCATCCCCAACCACGAATTTAGTACCAATACCTTAATCTTCTCTTGTCTAGCGCAGTTGTCGACATTCTTCATCAACTCTTCAACGAGCCACGTAGCAGCTTCAACGTGATTGGCTTCATGACACTGGCGCAGATCGCTGAGTTTGTGTGGTGCTTTTTGTTCGATGAAGTATAATGCCTCACCCCAAAATTTGTAGTTGTTTAGAAAATTTGAATTAAGCATCTTTTATAATATCCACTATGGGTTTTAGTATAAACCCCTTGTCATAATTTTTAGGATAATCGTGGTGATGTTTATGATAACCTTCACCAAGAGTAAGTATATTTTGCCAACTGCTGTCTTTAGGTTCACCATTAACATGGTTATTTACAGTGATTATCTGCGCTAAAAATGCATGAGCTGTGGGTATAACCCATAAATAAAACAGGTAATTAATACCACCAAGCAAATAAACTAATAATGCATAAGTAAATATGATCAGATATTTGTTTTTAAATAGGAACATATGCCATTTTTTTCTACTTAAACGAGAAGATACTGTTGAAGGTGCAGCAGCATAAGATCTATGAAATATAAAAAACCAATTTTTCCATCCCAAGTATTTAGAACTATGCGTGTCTAATTCAGTATCTGAATACTTATGATGATGCCAATGAGCAGCAGCCCATTCGAACGGACTTAACCATGTCGACAATACAGCTAGTATAGATAAAATTTTTTCTTTTGTGTAAGAAATACGAAACGATCTGTGAGTAAAATATCTATGTGCGCTTACTGCTACACCTATGCAAGTAAACATAAAACACGCTAATAGAGCTGATAATACGCCTGCTATCGTATGATCTGCCAAAAAAATAAACAATATTGCTGGCAGTATAAAAAACTGACCTACAGTCATCATAGCTTGAGGTGTATATTTTTTAAATTTTAACATCTTCACTCTTACCCATTGAATCAAATAAACAAATATATGGCATTTCTCTATAGACGTGCCGCTCGGTGTCTTGTGGATATACATAACCCTGATTGAAACTGTAGACCCAACCAAATGGAAACAGCTTCATAGGAATTATGTTTTTATCACAAAGGAAATTATCAATTCCTCTATAGTGCCACATAATTTGTTCCTTGTATTTATCAAAGAACTCCCACAGCTTTTTACTGTCGAATGAATCGTTCCACCGCAGAACACTCGAGTTTATGTCGCTGAATTTATGAGGGACGTGTTTAGTTTCCTCACGCATCGTTTCAATATCGTGCCACCAAGTCTTCACAATACCCAAACAATCCTCTGGCTCAAAATTTTCAAATACAGTTATGTCCTGTTGAATAAGAATATCGAGGTCAAAGAAAAGTTTCTCTCCTTCCTGTTCAACCAGAGGTGAAAACAGATACATCTTGTTCCACCACTTCTGTAAATCATTTCCTTCTGGTATGAGTATTGGCTCAATGAAGTCTTTGAGACCAGTCGGGTCGTCTGTGATGCAATATACTTTGCGGTCTGCCTCTGGGAAATCCGCTGCAATATCGTATGCAATCTTGTTTACATATTCAGAGGAGTATTTGTCTCCCCATTTCACTGTGTAGATATTCATTTGACGAAATCCGATTCTGCCCATAGAATATTTTTGCGTAAATGTTTGGTGCTGAATCGATGTTCTCGTTTATTGTAGTATATTTCGATCCCTTTCCTATCGCAAATCCAGTCTCCTGTGAATGAAGATCTCTCATATTCTTCGCCAATTATTCTTACATTGATCGGATATAACTCCAAGATATCTTCTAACTCGTTCTCCGTCGCATAAGGTATAATTTCATCGACATACTTCACTGCCTTCAGTTGCGTGTATCGCTCAACCATATTCTGGACAGGTTTGCCTTTCTCTGATCTTTGGGTGCTCGGATCTATGTGTAATGCACATATCAAATAATCGCATTGAGTTTTTGCTTCCTCTAACATTTGAACATGACCAGCATGTAGTAAGTCGAATGCGCTTGCAGTGAGTCCTATCTTCATTTCCAATGCTCCAGTAATCTTGGGTCTGCCAATTCGTCTTGTTTTGTTTTACCTCTAGATCCATCTTCAAATGGTAAAAGGTCTACATTAAATACACAGAGAATACAATTCTCTCTATAGATTCCTACGTTTAAATCATCTTCATCCCAAGAGCGTCCACGGTTGTATGAGTATGCCATCCAACTTGGGAAATAATCCCACAACTCTTTCCATCTCCAGCTGTGGTAGTTATCAGTGCCGTCTGTGAATGTAAACCAAATCTTTTCCTGATGTTCTAATACATCATTCCATATAGGTTCACACTGGTCGTCACTCCAAACCTGACAACTTCCGTTTGTGAATGCACCGTGGGAAAGTTTGAAGCGACGAGTATCCATGGGTCTTGGATCTTGCCACCAAGAACGCATCTTGGTCGGTTGCTCCATATTGTAAGTGATGATTGGTGTTAGATCGCTTTGAATGATAACGTCTAAGTCTAGAAAGACGAAACGCCCGTGTGGGTTATCGTCTGCGAAATTATGGGTATTAAAAACGAAAGTCTTTGCACGATCCCAACAGCGAGCCATTCCATACTTGTAATCGTCCAAACCGAACCAATACTTAGGATGAATATCAGGAATATCTGGAAAGGGGATGACCTTAATATCAGACTGAAGACCCACACTGTCATCAGTGTAACAATAGAAGTGAAAGTCAAACTGATCAGGGCAGTTTCTACGAGCCATGTTACATAGGCGATTGACAAAGTGTGCACCATACTTTGTGCCCCATTTAGCACAGACGAAATTTACACGCATCTTCCACAAGTCTCTTTACAAATTTTCAAATGGTCTTTCTTCAGACTATCATTATAACATTCAAAGTCTGCATTATATACAATATCCTTCAATGGGAAGGACTTAGCGTTATTGTATTTAGGATTGTATGGGTAGTCTATTGGATGCAATGGAAAGAGTCTACTCTCTAAAACATCTCTAGCCATATACGAACAGGGAAACACGTGTCCCTTTGCATTGATGTAAACCATATTGTCGTTTCTGGCTTCACAATCAACAACCCACTTTTCTTCCTTTACAACATTCCTGTATTCTTCTTTTTGTTTAAACTTCTTAATGTTCTCTCTTGTTACAAGTTCTTTTTCCTGCTCAACTATTGGTCTGCCCAGTTTATTGATTATGTGCAAACCAAAATCTAGCGGTGGTTGTATCACCTGTGTGCCTTGTTGCTCGAACCATTCTACAATTTTGAAATAATCCTTACAACGATTAGGTCGGGTGAGTGTCGTGAGTAATGTCACGTATTCAGGTATGTCAACAAAGATACGTTTCACATCTTCTAGTGTGAGTTCGTCGTCTTCAATGAAAAGGTCGTTAAATTTATTTTCAGTATCATTGTATTTGTTTGAAAGTTCCAACACAACACGAGTTGGAAACTCTTTATACATGTCGTATTTACCATACCAATGATTAAGGAGAGTTGGATCTTCCAACTCCTCGATAGAAATTGACACATCTTTTTCTATCATATTCTGGTTGAATATAGCGAGTTTGGCGAGGAAGTCTGTTTCTTGATAATTGTAACTGTAATACCATTCATGGGGTAAGAAGTTCCAGAAATTGGTTCCAGCTGGTCGTCTCCATTGATGGTAGTTATCAGATCCCTTGTAAAAAACTTTGAACACATCTGGGTTTTTCACAACATCTTCGTATATCTTTTTCGGTTGGTCAGACCACCAAAGCATACAACTAGAGTTGAAATATGTTCCGCGAATATCTCTAAATCTTCTCTCCTTCATCTGCCCTTCAGGTTGCCAATGAGAATATAGGATATGGGGTTGGAATGCAAGTTCGTAAAACTCATCAATTGAGTCTTGTATGATAATGTCTAAATCGAAATAACAGAATGGTCCAACTTCACCGAGCCACTCTTGAGCGTTGAACAGGAGGAATTTAGAACGATCCCAGCAATAGTTCTCCTCGCCAAACCAATACTTTGGGTGTAGCGGTTCAACATCGGGGATGGGGTGAATATCTACTTCTTCCCGAATCCCATCGGGTTCATCTGTGAAACATACCATTCTAAATTGATTGACATAGTTCGCGTCAATCATACCATAAAGGTTATTCACATATGATGCAGAGTATTTGTCACCCCACTTTATCGTCAGAAAAGTGAGAATAGTAATCAATCCTTAAATTGAAGTCATGCCTATCTTGACCGTTTAACAGGCAGATACTTGCTCCCTTATGATGCTTCCTGCCTCTGGGACTCGTATCTGTTTCATAATCAATACCATATGCATAAGAGTATATACTGCCCTTGGGAAAATATGCAAAGATATATCCGTGTACATGGTATAAGTATTTATCGTCACAATCTCGGTATCTCAAGAGCCATCTATCTGGGTCTGCGGAGAAGTGCGTGAACATCGACCGCCCGTTTCCTTTGCTCCAAGCGATAACACTAGAGTTGTAATCGCCACCACCGATATGTGCTTCGAAACCTTCTGGTTTCCAGTACGTCTTACATATGGTGGGTCTTTCTAATCCTGCGTCAAAAAATTCGTCAAGATTTGGGTTTTGAATGACGACATCTAGGTCTAAATATAAACATTGATCTACATCACGCCCCTCAAACATCATCACCTTATTGAATGTTCCCAGTTCTGGGTCTATTCCTGTGACTGTCTTGACTTTTGGATCTAACCCACTAGGTGCAGAGTCACAATACAGAACATAATTATAACCCTGACCGCTAGTTGAGTCAACAATATTATTAACGTCTCGATAAGAATATTTGCTGCCGTACAGCAACATAAAAATAGTTTTCATATAAGACATTATACCTATTTAGTGGGAAAAAGTCAAGTGTTTTTATAATCTTATAAATAAGAGCAGCATTGGAGCAAACATATGGCAACGCAAAAAAATATAGTTATTGATCAGGGTACAACATTCTCAGTTGATGTAACAGCCAAAGATAGTGCTGGAGCAGCAAAAAACCTTACTGGTTATGCGACAACAGGTCAGTTGAGAAAAAGTTACTACAGTTCCACCTCCACGAGTTTCACGACAGCGCAGGTAGACGCAACAGGAGTCATTACTCTTTCCCTCACTGCAACTGAAACAGGAAATTTAAAAGCAGGAAGGTATGTATACGACTGCGAATCCGCTTCTGGATCGGAAACGATCCGTGTAGTTGAGGGTATCGTCACAGTCACACCACAAGTGACAAAGGCATAACTCAATGGATATGAAAGACCTGTTTCAGATGTTGGCTGAAGAAAAAGCCAAGAACTCTGCCGATCAGAAGAAAACAAAGAAAAAATCGAAAGATCTTCAAGGCGATTTCTTGGAGGCGTTTTCGTCTGAGCTGAAACAGTTGAAGGAAGAGGAAGAAAAACAAAAGCGCGAAGTCGCTGCCATGGAAGCGTGGTTGACATCACCGACAAACAAAGGCGGTGTTCAGGTTGAGGAGATTGTTGGCGACACAGAAGATAAACTCCCTGAAATACAAGAAGTTGTCGAACAGGTCTTTGAAGAAGACAAAGAAATCCTAAAAGAATTAGTAGACACACCCCTTCAAGAACAGGCACTCGACTTCTTGAAGACCAAGCGCGTTGAGTTATCTGAAGAACAGGTTAAAATAAAAGGTCTTGAGAAACAGATCGACGATGTGAAGAAATCAATCATGAGTATTCGGTTGGGTCTTCAAGGTTCTTCGGGTGGTGGCGCAGTAAAGATAAAAGACATGGACGATTTAGATCGTTCAACTGCTCTTGTAAACAATAAATTTTTAAAATATAATTCAGCATCAGGTAAATGGGTCGGTGCAGATGCATCTGGTGGCGGGAGTGTAGATTTCTCGGCTGTCGGAGAAAGTATAGTTCCTTCAACAACTGAAACATATGACCTCGGAACTGCATCAAAGAGATGGAACGATTTGTTCTTGGCAGGTGAAACTATTGATTTGGGTGGCACAAAGATATCCAAGGATAGTAGTGGAGATGTTTCATTTAAAGATAGTTCTGATAATCTCAAAAAGATCATAGTGGACGAGTTGCACATTGGTAATGGCGGTAATGTGCTGAAGTTGAAATCGTCGGGTGGTAAGTTAAAGGCGGTTGACAATTCAAACTCCAAAGTCAGCCATGACGTTGCCTTCAACGAAATCACATCGACTCCCACCACATTAAGTGGATATGGAATCACCGACGCACAAGCAGCGTTGGTTTCAGCAACAAATATAAAAACAATCAACGGGACTTCTCTTCTAGGTAGTGGGAACATAACCGTATCTGGTGGCGGTGGTGGAGATGTGGCGTTTGCAGATGTTACCAGTAAACCAACTACTATCGCTGGATATGGTATCACTGATGCATTCGATGGCGCATATAGTTCGTTATCAGGTGCGCCAACTATACCAACTGTCTCAAATGATTTCACTAATGCTGACCACACTAAACTTAATGGGATTGAAGCATCTGCTGATGTAACTGACACAGCTAATGTGGTCTCGGCATTGACAGCAGGGACTAATGTTACCATTGCAGCTGACGGAACTATTAGTTCGGCTGATACAAATACAACATATTCAGTGGGTGATGGTGGATTAACCCAAAATAACTTTACAGATGCGTTGAAGACTAAACTAGATGGTATTGAAGCATCGGCTGATGTGACGGATACTACAAATGTTGTTGCTGCTCTAACAGCAGGGACTAATGTAACAATCGCGTCAGACGGCACAATCAGTTCGACTGACACAAATACTACTTATAGTGTTGGCGACGGTGGTCTCACACAAAATAACTTTACAGATGCGTTGAAGACTAAACTAGATGGTATTGAAGCATCGGCTGATGTAACAGACACAGCTAATGTAACATCTGCTGGTGCATTGATGGATACAGAGGTTACAAACCTCGCGGAAGTGAAAGCATTTGATTCTTCAGACTACGCAACAGCTGCACAGGGAACTAAAGCAGATACAGCGAATGGCTGGGGTAATCACGCATCAGCTGGATACCTCACGTCAGCAACCACGTCGACAACGCAGTCAACAGGCGATAATACAACTAAAATTGCAACAACTGCCTTTGTCCAACAAGAAATTACTGCATTGAAGGCTCTGTTGTATGCTTATGACCAATCATAAGTCTTATAAATAGTACCAGACTTTAAACAAATTCATTAGGGGTTCAGATGGCTCTATCAACTAGACAAGAACTAATAGATTACTGCCTTAGAAGATTGGGATTCCCTGTAATCGAAATAAACGTGGATGAAGATCAGGTTAGCGATCGCATCGATGATGCATTACAGTTATGGCAGGAATACCATTTTGATGGCGTAGAACGTGTGTATATTAAGAAAGCACTTGAAGGTTCTACTCTAAATCTATCCGCTTCTGTTGCATTTATTGACGGGGAAACAGTTACAGGCGGCACATCAGGAGCGAAAGCTACTGTCGATAAAAGCAGTTCGGGTGACAAAGTAATCTACGAAAACGTACAAGGTGCTGCAAAGTTCGCTGCAGGAGAGACAATCACTGGTTCTGACTCAGCACTTACTGCAACAATCAGCACAATCGTAAAAGGCGACATCGAGAACGGTTACATCACTATCGGTAATGAGATACTCGGTGTGACAAAAATGTTTAAGTTTGGTGGTATTGGCTCGACATCTAACTCTGATGGTCTGTTCGATATCGACTATCAATTTGCTCAAAACGATCTATACAATCTACTCAGCGCAGACGTCACATACTACTCAATGGTGAAGACTCACATGAATCTCCTTGAGAGTTTGTTTGTGAATGATCGCGCAATCAGATTTAATCGCAAAACGAACAAAATGTATATCGACACGGATATGGACAAGACTTTCGATATCGGTGACTTCATTGTAGCAGAAGGTTATGCTCTTGTAGCTGGAGCAGACTACTCAGAAGTCTACAACGACTTATGGTTAAAGAAATATGCTACTGCATTGATAAAGCGGCAATGGGGAGAGAACATGAAAAAGTTCGGAGGAATCCAACTTCCTGGAGGTGTTACTCTCAACGGTGACGCTATCTTTGGCGAGGCTCTTGCTGAGATTGGTCAAATCGAAGAAGAGATGCAAATAAGATACGAATTGCCCCCAACATTTATGACAGGTTGATAAATGGCTACCAATTTCTACTTTCAATCGGGCGACACATCTGGAACCACTGCTGAACAACGGCTAGTGGAGGATCTTGTTGTCGAGTCGTTGAAGATTTATGGTCATGACATTTTCTATATGCCTCGTACATTCGTGAATACTGATACTATCTTTGACGAAGATGCATTATCTAAATTCGAACAAGCATACCCAGTTGAAATGTATCTAGAAAACGCAGAAGGGTTTGAGGGAGATGGAGAATTATTCCAGCGGTTTGGTCTTGAGATAAGAGATCAAGCAACATTCGTTTTGTCTAGAAAAAGATGGAACGATATTGTCAACAACACTGATGGAAGCACATTTGTCGGTGGCGGTGACAGACCGATGGAGGGAGATCTGTTATATTTTCCCAAAACCAGATCCCTCATGGAAATCAAATTTGTTGAATTCCAAGACCCCTTCTACCAACTCGGAAAGATCTATGTGTTCAAACTCAAATGTGAGTTGTTCGAGTATGGTTCTGAGAGAATCGACACAGGTAATGCTGCAATTGATCAAATCGAAGACGACAACACAGTTGATCAACTTCTGTTTGAACTTGTTCTCGAAGATGCTTCAGGTAATCTTACACTGGAAGATGGCGGCTCTCTCATCAAAGAAGACTATGCAATCAAACCTTCTGTTCAGGGAGACGATTTCAAAGCAGCAGAGATTGCTAGTAATATCCTTGACTTCACTGAATCTAACCCATTCGGAGACTTATAATGTTTAAGGGTAAGAATTTTTATCACTCTCATGTCCGTAAAGCAGTCGCAGCATTTGGAACCATATTCAACAACATCATAATAGAGAGAAAAGACTCTTCTGGTTCTGTCGCCCAGACATTGAGAGTACCCCTTGCGTATTCCACAAAACAAAAATTTATCTCTAGAATTGAGCAAGTCCCGACTGTCGAAAGTCGTGGTGAAGTCGCTATTGTACTTCCTCGTATGGGGTTTGAAATCATCTCACTGCAATATGATGCAGCAAGAAGGGTCTCTCCCATCCACCACCATAAAAAGGGTTCGGGATCGGCAACTTCTGTAAAGAGTGTATTCACATCTACACCGTATGACCTCAGTTTACAACTATATGTGTTTGCAAAAAACCAAGACGATGGATTGCAAATAATCGAACAAATTCTTCCTTTCTTCAATCCAGACTTCAGCATCACTGTCAATGATCTACCTGAGTTGGGTATCAAGCGAGACATCAAACTTACACTGGATTCAGTTGCGTACGAAGACCAGTCACAAGGAACTTTTGCTGATAGAGCAAGTATCGTCTGGACTCTCACGTTCAATATGAAACTTAATTTCTATGGTCATGTGGGCGACCAAAATGTTATCAAGAAAGCAGTTGCCAATATATTCCAAAATCCAGATTTGGCTGGTGCACGTACCACTCAACAATATACTGTGGTGGCAGCGACAGCGACTGGAGTTGCAACCCTCATAAGCCAGTCAGTCGATGCAATATCTCTTACATATGCAGGCGGCAACTATGGAGAGAATGGACCAAATGTTACCATTTCTGGTGGCGGTGGTTCTGGAGCAAGAGCATCGGTTGTCATGGAAGTCGATCCTATAAATACTGGAAAGTACAGAGTCAAAAATGTAATTATTAATGATGGCGGTAGTGGATACACTTCCGTACCAACGGTCACATTCGAAGCACCAGATTCAGGGAATCAGAGTGTGGATGATGCATACCGATTCCTTGAAGAGTTTGATCAGACTTATGAGTAAAAATAAAGTATTTGATGCCTTAGATAAAACCTTCGAGACTTCAACGAAGTCTACTGAGGTCACAACACCAGTGGTCACAAATGGTAATGTCGAAGAAGATTTTGAAGAGGCACGTGGTGCGCTAAAAAGAGCCATGGCATACAGTGAGTCGACACTTCAGGGCATTGTCAATGTTGCCGAGAACAGCGACAATCCGAGAGCATATGAAGTTGCTGGTCAGTTGATTAAAATGTTTGGTGATCAAGCCAAAGATATTTTAGAGTTGCAACAAAAGAAAAAGAAAATAGATCAAGCAGATGGAATAAAACCAGCCGCCACCAGCATCGGTCACCAGACCAATGTTCTATTTAATGGAAGCACATCAGATCTGATGAAAGCATTGAAACAAGATGACGAGAAAGTCATCGAAGGCGAAGTAAAAAATGGCAATACCGACTGAAGAAACTTCCTATCACGGAAATCCAAATTTAAAATCTATTGGTCATCAACACGATTTCACAAAGGAGCAAATAAACGAACTCCTGAAGTGCAAAGATGACCCAATTTATTTCATTGAAACCTATTGTCAGATTGTAACTCTGGATAAAGGGTTGCAACCATTTAAATTATATCCTTGTCAAAAAGAAAAAGTCGATTTCATTATGAATAATCGACAGACTATCTTGATGGAGGGTCGTCAGCAAGGTAAAACTGTAACAGCTGCAGCCTGTATCCTCCACTATAGTATCTTCCAAGAAAATAAAACCGTCGCAATCCTCGCCAACAAAACAGCAGCAGCGAGAGAAGTTCTTTCTCGATACCAGATTATGTACGAGGGTCTTCCAATATGGATGCAACAGGGCGTAAAGACTTGGAACAAAGGTAATGTCGATCTAGAAAATGGCTCTGTTGTATTTACTGCGGCAACAACATCTTCTGGTATTCGAGGAAAGTCGGTAAACTGGCTGTACATCGATGAGGCAGCAATCATCCCAAATAATATTGCTGAAGAGTTCTTCACCGCTGTATATCCAACCATTTCTGCTGGTCAAACTACAAAGATTCTATTGACCTCTACGCCACTCGGGTATAATCATTTTTGGAAATTCTGGAATGAAGCTGAAAATGGCGAGAATGGATTCAAGAGAATGTTTATTCACTATAGTCAAATTCCAGGAAGGGATGAGGCGTGGGCAGAAGAACAAAATAAACTTCTTGGTGATTTGAAATTTAATCAGGAAGTCCTTTGTGAGTTCTTGGGTTCTACAAATACGCTGATCAATGGTAAAACATTGGCGGTTATGTCTGCGAAAAACCCCGAATATAGCAAAGATGGCTTAGATCTATATGAGAATCCAATCCCCGACCACTACTATATGATGACGGTAGACGTGGCTCGAGGAGTTGGTGGTGATTATTCAGCATTTACATTGATTGATGTAACAGAGATGCCATATCGGTTAGTCGGTAAGTATAAGGACAATAAAATATCTCCGATGTTATATCCCAGTATCATATCCAAAGTCGGAAAAGACTTCAACAATGCATTTGTGTTAGTCGAGGCGAATGATATTGGTCAGCAAGTATTAGATATTTTACACCAAGAAGAAGAATATGAGAATATCTTTACAACTCTGACTGAGAACGGAAAACAATATTTGACTCCTGGATTTGGTCGTTCAGCAAAACTCGGTGTTACAACGTCCAAAGCAGTTAAACGTCAGGGTTGTTTTGCAATTAAATCTCTTGTCGAAGATACCAAATTATTGATCCACGATGCTGAAGTTATCGGTGAATTATCTGTTTTTACAGAAAAGGGGCAGACGTTCCAAGCCGACGAGGGGTACAATGATGACCTCGCGATGACATTAGTGTTGTTCGGTTGGGTTACAACCAACTCATTCTTCGCAGATCTAACTAATGTGAATGTTCGGGAAGGGTTATTCAACGCTGAGATGCGTATGATTGAGAACGATTTAACTCCTTTTGGTCAAATAGTAGATGGAACAGAGGAAGAAGTAGAGATTATGGGCGGTGATATCTGGTATACGATAAACCAAGAGAAAACGTCATTATTATAAATAATTTCAGTAAAAGCAATTTAGCATAATAATAACGATTATCCATAATATCGAGGAGATAAAAAATGGCATTTCAATTAAGTCCAGGAGTTCTCGTAAGAGAACAAGACGCGACAGCTGTCGTTCCTGCTGTTGGAACTACAGTCGGTGGGTTTGCAGGCGATTTCGCTTGGGGTCCAGCAAGAGAGTTAGTTTCAATCTCGGGTGAAAACGAATTAGTTGAGCGTTTCGGCAAGCCAGCAAAAGCAAACAATGTAGACTTCCTTACAGCTTCATCTTTCTTAGCATACGGTTCAAACCTTCTTGTATCGAGAGAAGTTGGCGCGACTGCTAAGAACGCTGTTGCAACAGCAAGCGGTGGCTTGACTACTACCGCAGTAGTAACTGCTGGTGGTTCTGGTTATACCTCTACCCCAACAGTCTCAATCGCTGCCCCAACTGGTGTAATACCAGACAATGGCGGTCGAACTGCAACGGCAACAGCAACTATCACTGGTGACGCTGTAACAGCAATCACTATCACAGATGCAGGTTACGGTTATGCAATCAATGGCACTGACCCAGTCGTAACCATTTCTGGTGGCGGTGGCTCTGGTGCAACTGCTACTGTTGCAATCGATGACGCGAATCCAATCGGTAAGCTGATCAGAAACGATGATGAATATGACGCATCGTATGCTGGTGAAACTAATGGTGTTGGTCCATTTGCCGCAAAATATGCAGGCATACTCGGAAACAGCCTGAAGGTTTCTGTCGGTGACATCGGAACATTCGGTGGTAGCGTTTCAATGACTGTCACTATCAGTGCTGGTGGATCTGGTTATACCTCTGCCCCTACCGTAGCAATCGGTGCCTCGCCTTCCGCTGGCGGTACTGCTGTTGGTGTCGCTACTCTAACTGGCGACGCTGTTAGTGGTGTTACAATTGCCTATCCAGGATTTGGGTACACTTCTGCTCCTGCAATCACTTTTTCTGGTGGCGGTGGCACTGGTGCAACTGCTACTACAACTTTGGTAACACAGTGGGTATATGAAAAAGAGTTTGATACAGTTCCAGGAACTACTGACTGGGCTGCTTCCAATGGTGTGAACTTTGACGAATTACATGTTATCGTAATTGACGAAAACGGTGCTATCACTGGTAAGGCTGGAACTGTTCTTGAGAAGTTTGAAGGACTTTCAAAAATCCAAGGTGCTCGCGCTGATGACAACTCCGTAAATTACTACAAAGACGCGATTAATGCAAAATCTAAGTGGATTCGTTTCACTGATCAGGTCGACACAACAGCAACTTCTGTTGGTACTGCTTGGGGACAAGACTTGGCGACAACATTAGCTAATGAATCAGCTGGTGGTGTGTCACAACCGTATCCAAGAATTCTAACTTCGAATGACGTGGTTGCGTGGTCTTTCTCTGGTGGTGTACATGTTTCACCGACTAATGGAGATCTCCAGACCTCATACCTGAAGTTCGCAAACGACGAAGAAACTGATGTTAGCTTAATCTTTGCTGGTGCGCATAGTTCGACTGTTGGTGATTATATCATCGACAATGTAACAGAAATCCGTAAAGACTGTCTAGCGTTTGTTTCCCCTGCAAAAGCCAGCGTTGTGAATAACTCAGGTTCTGAAGTTACTGATATCACAGCTGAGTTGGCAAACTACACAAGATCTTCTTTCGCTGTCATGGATAGTGGTTGGAAGTATATGTATGACCGCTACAACGATGTTTATGCGTGGGTTCCTTGTAATGCTGACACTGCTGGTTGCTGTGTAACTGCTGACCTTGAAGCTGATCCATGGTTCTCGCCTGCTGGTGTAAATCGCGGTTCTATCAAGAACGCTGTTAAGTTGGCATTCAATCCTAAGAAGTCTGACCGCGACACATTATACTCTGCTGGCGTGAACCCAATCGTTCAGTCGTCTCAGCAAGGTATCATCTTGTTCGGTGATAAGACTCTACTGGCTAGATCCAGCGCATTCAACCGCATCAATGTTCGTAGACTGTTTATCGTTATCGAGAAAGCAGTGGCGGCAGCTGCTAAGTTCCAGTTGTTTGAATTCAACGATGCCTTTACTCGTGCCCAGTTCCGTTCTCTAGTAGAACCGTTCTTGCGTGACGTACAAGGTCGTCGTGGTGTTTATGACTTCCGCGTTGTTTGTGATGAAACAAATAACACTGGTCAGGTTATTGACAGCAACGAATTCCGCGCTGACATCTTTATTAAGCCAGCGAAATCAATTAACTTTATCACTTTGACATTCGTAGCGACTCGAACAGGTATCTCGTTCGAAGAGCTGGGTGCTTAATCTAGAATTATAGGAGACAAAAATGAATATTGAAGAATTTAAGGCTAGATTAGGTGCAGGTGGAGCGAGACCAAACCAGTTTCGCGTAAGCCTAGCATTCCCAAGCTATGTGCCGAATGTTGACACAAGCTATAGTCTTTTGGTAACTGGGGCTGCACTTCCAGCCTCTAACGTAAACCCTGCAATCATCCAGTATCGTGGTCGTGAGATCAAACTGGCTGGTGAAAGAATCTTTGACCCGTTCACCGTAACAATCGTGAACGACTCTGGTTTCTCACTACGCCAGCCATTCGAGCAGTGGATGAATGGTTTGAATAATCGTGAAGATAATACTGGTGTCCTCACTCCAAGCGAATACCAAGCTGACTTGACTGTCGAGCATTTGGATCGCAACGATGAAGTGTTGGTTGGAGGTAAGTATACCTTGCGTAATTGCTTCCCAATCAATATGTCGGAAATCACCTTGCAGTATGCACAGAACGATATCTTTGAAGAGTTTACGGTGACCTTCCAATATACCCATTATGATGTAGTATAAATAATATAACATCTATTAGGTATAGAGGAAAATATAATGGAATTGTTTGGATTTGAAATCAATCGGAAAAAGGAGCCGAAAGCTGCACAGTCTTTCGTTGCTCCTGATTCTGATGGTGCATTGGAAGCCATCCGTGGTGGTGGTTACTATGGCACTTATTTCGATGTCGAGGGAGTTGCTAATACTGAAGAGCAACTCATCAAGCGTTATCGGGACATATCAATGTATGCCGATATCGACACTGCAATCGAGGATATTGTCAATGATAGTATCTCGAACCTTGACGACGAAAAGCCAGTAACGATTGACACAGATGGTGTCCCAGCGTCAACAGCTGTTAAGAAAGCAATCGCTGATGAATTTGAAAATGTATTATCGTTGATGGACTTTAACAATCGTGCGCAAGATTACTATAGACGTTGGTACATCGATGGAAGAATTTACTTCCACAAAGTTGTCGATAAAACCAACCCAAGAAAAGGTCTACATGATGTCAGGTATATTGACCCACGCAAAATAAAGAAAGTGCGTGATGTCAAGAAGGAAAAAGATCCTAAGACTGGCGTCAGTATGGTCAAAGAGGTAAAAGAGTATTTCATTTATGACGACAAGGGTATCGCTAACAAACCTGGACAGTATAAAGCAGGAAACGCTAACGATAAATCTCTGAAGATCTCGAAGGATGCTGTTACCTACATTCCCTCAGGTCTCTTAGATCAAGATAAAAATATCCCGTTGTCATATTTACACAAAGCTATCCGTCCAGCAAATCAGCTGAGAATGATGGAGAATGCTGTTGTTGTATACCGTATTACCCGCGCTCCAGAGCGCAGAGTTTTTTATGTAGATACTGGTAATCTGCCCACAATGAAGGCAGAGCAGTATCTCAAAGATATTATGAATCGCTATCGTAACAAATTAGTTTATGATGGTGAGTCTGGAGAGATCCGTGATGACAAGAAGTTTATGTCGATGCTTGAAGACTTCTGGATGCCAAGACGCGAAGGCGGTAGAGGCACAGAGATTCAAACACTTCCAGGAGGTTCTAATCTCGGAGAAACTGGTGACGTAGATTACTTCCAACGCAAACTTTATCAAGCGTTGAATGTCCCAATCTCTAGATTAGAAGGTGCACAACAAGGTCTTAATTTCGGACGTAGTGCTGAGATTAGCAGAGATGAATTAAAGTTTACCAAGTTTATCGCAAAACTTCGTAGACGTTTTTCTGCAATGTTTGACGACTTGGTCAAGACGCAGCTGATTCTTAAAGGCATAATCACAGAAGATGATTGGCCAAGTATCCGTGATGGTCTACAATATAAGTATGCTTCCGATGCATACTACACTGAGTCTAAAGAGCAAGAGATCTTGCGTAGTCGGGTAGAAGTGTTGAATGGTTTATCTAACTATGTTGGTGAATACTTCTCTAAAGAGTATGTGCAAAAAGAAATTTTAAAAATGCGCGATGATGAAATCGACGCAATCAACAAGCAAATAGAAGGTGAGTCCTTGAAGGTCGAGCCGCAACAATATGAAGGTGGAAATGATGAGTGAAGAAAACGTAGAACGTGAAGTTGAAAATGCACGTGCAGACGCAGTTCGTAATATGATGGATCAGTGGAAAGATGGTAAACTGACAGACGCTCAGGATACATTCAATAGTATGATGAATGACCGTGCTGATGCAATGGTAGCTGATAGAAAAGCTGAAGTTGCTGGAAGTATGTTCAATCAACAAATAGAATTACCAGAACCGACTGCTGGCGATGTTGATGCTGCAGTTCCAACAGAACCAGAAACGGAAACGGAAGAAGAAAATGAAACCACTACCTAAAGATTTAGTTGATGCTGTAAGCCGAGTAATGCGAGGCGCACATCCACTCCCACCTGTCGTTGAAGAAGAAATCATCCTCACAGAAGAAGAGGAATGTGTCAATAAACCAGAAGCTGAAGAGCCAACTGCGAACCATGGTGCAGCAGAGGCAGGTAATCCAGGAGATAAAACTCCTCCGACGCAAGGCAGTTCTGATACGACTAAATTTTACATGGCTCCAAATGCTCAAGTAATGCACGCCAAAGAAGGCAAGGGAAATGTTCTTGCTACTATGGGCGAAGGCGTTGATGAGGTTGCTGAAGTTATGTTCAAAGAATCATTAAAACGTATCCCAGTTTGGGAACTCGAACCTGTAGAGGAATAATTAAATGGCAGTCACAGTTGACACATTAAAATTGACGCAAACCCATGGCGTGGTCGCTGTCCGAGGGACTGCCGCTACTGGAACGATTGCGTTGGCTACCACTCTAAAGAAGTCTACAGAAACGCAAGCATCGCCTACTGTGAACATTAAGAATATTCAGTGGGCATTATCAAGCGGTGCTTCTGCGCAGGTAACAAGGAATTCTAAAGTATTGTACGAACTTCAAGTTACAGGTCGCATGGACTTTTATGGGTTTACAGACAACGATGAGAACACATCAGATATCGCAATTGTAATTGCTGGCGGTGCTGGCGGCACAGTTATTGTAGAGTGCGCCAAAGTTTCTGGATATGGTTCTCAGCAGCATCAGAATCAAGGAGGTCTAGGATAATGAGACTTATTAAAGAACTCACAGAGGATGTTCAATACATCCTCGAAGAAAAAGACGGAAAGAAAGAACTCTTCATCGAAGGTGTTTTTCTACAATCCAACCTAAAAAACCGCAACGGTCGTGTATATCCTAAAGAGATTATGGCGAAAGAAGTTGCGCGTTACACCGAAGACTGCATTAATAAGAACCGTGCTTTGGGCGAACTGGGACATCCAGATGGTCCAACGGTAAATCTTGACCGCGTTTCTCATATGATTGTCTCTCTTAAAGAAGATGGAGACAACTGGATCGGCAAGGCAAAAGTCCTTGATACTCCTATGGGTAAGATTGCTGCAGGTTTAATTGAAGCAGGTTGTCAGCTTGGTGTAAGTTCTCGTGGTCTAGGATCTATCCGCGAGAAGTCAGGCATCAGCGAAGTACAAGACGACTTTATGTTGGCAACTGCTGCTGATATCGTATCAGACCCATCTGCTCCCGATGCCTTTGTACAAGGTATTATGGAAAGCCGTGAGTGGGTTATGGTTGACGGTATCTGGCAAGGAAGAGAAATGGAAAAGGCTCAAGAGATTATCAAAGAAGCCAGTTCCCATGAACTAGAAGCCACCAAGATGGCAGTGTTTAGCTCATTCCTTAATAAAGTATCAAAGATTTAAGATATTATAAATAAAACTAGCAAAACGAACTCTACAAGGAGAATAAAATGGCTGTAGAAAGCAAAATCAGAGAACTTCTGAAAGGTAAGCCAGAAATGGTGACTGAAGAAGTCAATGAACTAGACGAGTCTGCATCACGTCCCGCAGACAGATCACAAGGCGATGCTTCTGCTCCAGCACAAGGTTCATCAGACGCTAATCCAGAACAAGAAACACTGGAAACTGATGAGTTGGGTGCTACTGCAGGAAAATCTGCCACCGCTAAAGCAAAGAAAGACGGCAGCAAGTCCGCTTCTAGTCCTACTGCTGGCGATCAAACCCCACCAACTCAAGGTTCTTCGGAAAATGCATCTACTGAAGGTCAGGTCAACAAGCCTGGAACTGCAGCTGATGTAAAAGCTGAAGACACTGAGTCTGAAGACGAAGTTCTTGAAGAAGAAATCACTGACGAAGAAGTTGAAGCTGAACTCGACGAAGAAGTTGACGAAGTTTTGGAAGAAGATACTCTTTTCCAAGATGACATGACTAACTTGTTCGCCGATGAAGAGCATCTGTCTGAAGAATTTAAAGTTAAAGCTGCTGGCTTGTTTGAAGCTGTTGTTACAGCCCGTGTTTCTTCTGAAATTGAAGACATTAAAGCTGAACTTGCTGAAGAAGCCGCTCTAGCACAAGAT